TGTCAACTTGCATAGTGCCTACAGCCGTCCAACCAGTGCCAACAGCCACTGTTACATCGTCACTGCCGCCGTCAATGTTGATGACAAAAAAGTCAAACGCGGCATTTACTTTAGAAGCGCTAGAAATGTCTGCTTCAACCAAAGCTACGGTTGGCAATGTTAAATTGCCAGCAGCGCCGTCAAATACAAACAAACCATTTGCCAGTTGAGCAGTTGTCATTGTCGCAGCAGCAGCTATGGCTGCGGGAGCGCCTTGAACAAACAATTGTGCTTCGCCGGTATTACCGTCGCCAAGCTGGTAGCCACCAGCACCATTAGGGAGAGCCATGATATTTTCCTTTAAAAAATGTTACGAAATGAAGCCCCCAAGGGGGCATTCAGATTAGCCCCAGATACGGCAGGCCATTTGTGGACGAATTGTGCTGAAACCGTACAAAACGTCAATACGGCAAGGCAAACGATCGTTGTTAATGTCGTACTGGCGAACCACACGCAAGCTAATACCGTTATGAACGGCACGGGCAGCCATGTCAACGCCTTGGGGCAACAACAAGTCAGCGGTCGCAAATGTGATCGCATCTTTGTGGTAAACCAAGTTTTGTGCGTACTGAGTAGATGCAGCACCAACAAAGGTTACAACACCACCAGTTGCAGGCAATGCGCTCATAGTGGCCAAAGCGTGTGCAGCAGAGTACATAGGAGCAACGGTCACAGTCCAAGTACCAGACGAGGCAGTAGCCGTAGTCAAAGCCACGAATTGGAACAATGAACCAGTAGACTCACGGGTCTGTGGGTTAACAGCATTGCAACCACTGATAGTGAACACGTCACCAGCATTGATTGTGGTTGAAACAGAGCCTTGCTCCAACAGAATGGTTGCTGAACCTTCGGAAGTAACGCCGGGGGTCTTAACCAATGTAGAAGCAGTAGCGCTGCGTGAACCAGTTGTGTGTTGCTTGATAGACTGAGACATGTTGACTTCTTCAAAGCCCAACACGCCCATACCCATCATGCCGTTCTTGAATTGCTTGCTGATAGTGTCTGTTGGGTTAAACAGACCTTTCATGCCTTCAACCAAGCCAGCGTTAGCAGCAGGGTTTACGGTAGCGTAACGTGGAGACATCACAGCAGCGTTTTCGTTCAGCTTCTGCTGGGCTTGCAACAAGACCAAAGAAGTGGCGGGGGTTGTGCCAGGTGTACCAACAGTGTTACCAATGGTGCGGTATGCGTTGGCAACGTCAGCATCAATAGAAGATGCCAACTGGCTGATACGAGGCTTAAGCACACGTACAGCAAAGTCGTCCAACTGCATTGTCAATTCAGCAGATGTGAAGTTGACACCAATGTGCTTTTGTGAAGCAACAGTCAAAGTGGTGAACTGTTCGTTGTCGTCCTGAACTTGCAGGGCGGCACCGTCAGTAACCAAAGCGCGGTCGGGTAAGCGAATACGCAATGTAGAGCCAATTTTGGCTCCTTCGACCGCAAAGCTATCGTCATACTGACGGTTTACGTTGCGGGTGATTACAAGGTTGTTCTCAAGAATTTCAAGAGCCTTGCGGGTGATCATGTCGATCGTCAGAATACTGTTTGACATTTGAAGTCCTTTAAAAAATTAGCGGTTGCGTTGTGCTTCGTACTTACGAATCTGGCGATTGCGCTCGGCTTCAATCCACTCCGAGGTGCTCATGGTTTTGATTGACCGTGGGTCAGTCGTGTCATGGCTCGGACTTCCCGAAGACCGCGCAGTTACCGGACTAATAGGCGTCGGCGCAGAAGTTGATTTCTTCACCGGAGGATTGTCAGCCAACCTGACTTCAATCTTTCCGATTTCCTTTGCTTGCAAAATAGGCGACAGACGGGCAATGCGTTCAGCTTCCTTCGGATTTGATCCCAGCCAATAAGCTAGATCGGGGCCGTTGTCAGATGATTGAATCGATTCGGCCATGACGTCGGTGATTCGCAGCTTGGGGTTGTAAACGACGTCTTCAAAGTCGTCGTATCTATCCCGTGCTTTTTCTTCACGTTCGCTATATGCCTCTACGACTTGAGCCTGCTCCTTTTGGCGATCCCGTTGAGCGATCAATTCTTCAGCTTTTCTGAGCGCCAGTGCTTCCGCATAGGCGTCAGTGCTCTCAAAATTGTCAATCAACGGCATTTCCTTGGGGGCAACTGGCACAACTTGTCGTGCGACTTGTTCGCGTTCCCATTTGCGCTGTTCTCTTGCGAGGCGCTTGCCAATAGCAGCGTCAAGCTCCTCTTGCGAGAATGTCTTAACAGTCTGGTTATCAGCTACTTCCGGCAAATTTTCTGCAACTTCAGGTGTGGCCGTCACAACCTTTGCTGGCGCGGAGTCTACTTCCGCTAGGGCTTGGACTTCTTCAGTCATGTTTTAACTCTGTTGAGTTCCCGATGAACCTCACCGGTAAGGTTTAAAGCATTCTCGTAACAACTCTTTGCCCAGCAGTTAAGCCGGTGCCAAAAGTAATTGTAGTCGTATTGGTTTCAGTATAGTCGTAATTAAACTCTTTGACGAGGCCATTGACGATTACCATGAGATACCCACCAAGGCCGTACTCAGGCACAGTAAACACAGTTTGCGAAGCAGTAGCAACTATTACGGTGGTTTGAGCGCTTGGACTGCTGTTGACGCCAGCCGCAGTCCAGATCAAGTTATCTAACGAATCTTTGAGCAACAACGAGTAACGTGACGGGCCAAACCAAACATTAGCTTCGCCGCGCGAATCTAAGATGACGGGGTTTGCGTTTGTTGTGTTTCCAGTGCTGTCGGTATAGGTCGCCAAGGGAGTTGTGGTTCCGCTGGCATAAGTAAACAATTTGCCGCCGACCAAAGGAACGCCAGCAGCAGTAAAAAACTGCATTTTAGGTGACGGGCTGAGTGTGGCAATTTGCGGCATGATATTTCCTTTTTACTACATTTAGCCTACGCTGTATAGCGAAATTTTACGCCTTGGCTCAACCATCTTGGCAATCTCTTCTGCGTAATATTGCATACCAAACTCGCCATCAACCCGCACATCGCAATTGACTGGGGGTACAAATAGCTTGTTGGTGTCTTCAAACCGACTCTCTTTAATGCGATCAACCCAAACAATGAAGTGAGCGCCAAAGGCTTCCCGTGTCTTCGGGGTAGGGCAAACAAAATCAGCAATCACATTAGCGCCGTATCTAGAAGCAATGTCGCACATCACACCCATACGCCTTGCGTGTTCTAACCTATCAGCCACGCTAAAACCTAGATCCTTGTTGATCTCCTTGCGCACCTCATCAGCATTGAAGTGGACGCACTGTAACTCCCTTGCTAAAGCTGTAGCAAGAGTGGTTTTACCAGAGCCGGGCAAGCCCATGATCAGTATTTTCATCCCTTGACCTTATACAGTTGCTTGACCGCAAAGTTTGGTGCTGGTGTACGCCAAAAGTCTTTGCCTGCGTACTTCTCCCACACCGACTTAGGAAGTATAGATGGACGCTCTTGCCATGTCACTTCTTTTCTGACTGTATGCAAACTCTTCATGTTCAAGGCTTTGTCAAACACTTCGTTCTCGTACTCGACATTTTTGAAGTCGTGGTCAAAGTATTCTTTGCCAATGAAATCGTACAACTCACGCATCACGCTTTCAGGTTGCTTGCAAAGCATCTCGTATTCCACCAACATAATCATGTCAGGGTTTAACAACAGGCCTTCTTCCAAGAAGTAGTAGGGCTTAACTACTTGACCCTCTTTCTTAACATCCATCAGGGCATCGCACCTTGTGGTGACTGTCTGCCTAGCTTCATCATCTGTGAGGGTTGCGCCGTACAAAGAGTTCTTGGCTGATATACGCTCAAAGCTGTCCAATATCCAAGGCAAGTCACGCACACAGCAAATGATCTTGGTCTGTGGGTAAAGGTCTTTAAGGAGTGCTGTCTTGGCTGTCCAACCCCTGCTGGTGTCAAACACAGTGGTTGGCGTAACAACTTTGTAGTAAGCCTCAAATACGTCTTTCAGTATTTGTTTGCGTCTTTCTTCATTTATCAGGTGGTTGCTCTCGCTGTTTGTAATGACATTAATGGTTGATGCCACCAAACTTTGAACAGGGGAAGAGATGTCTGCATAGAACTGGGCGTTCTGACGCAGAATAGCCGACAGCAGGGTTGAGCCTGACCTTGGCAAACCTGAGATGAAGAAAAACTCTTTCATTTCGCTGGAATCCAATTTACCGTGGCTTCATCCCACTTGTAACGCACGTTGCCGCCGTTCATGATTGCATCAACAGGTCTAGGTACTGGCGCACCCCATGTCATTGTGTCTAGGTAACCAATCCAAGACGGATAAGGTCTACGAGCTTCGTGTTCTGCTGTTCTTGCGGCTGTGTACTCTGCTTCAGTCAACACCTGCAACACACCAGCAATAGTTGTGTCTGCATCATCATCACAAGTGCCATAGTATCTAGGCGCGCGGAGGTATGTACCATCAGGCGCTGTTGGTACAGGCCATGTCGAACTGTCGTGCCATAAATGAGTCCAACCCTTGACAGCAGGCATTGACGGGCCTGTGCGTTGTGGCTCTGATGTGCAGACTATTTTTGTTACTGCGTCTACTTCGGTTATGCAAACGTACATCGTGGTATTCCTTAAAAATTAAACTGCAATACGACGAATGGCTCGAACCCTGTAAGCACCGTCTTTATTGGGGTCGTACACACCGCCGGTATCAAAGGCCTTAAGCAAAGCGTCCGTCGCAGAAAACTCTGTACTAGTCCAGTAATTGGCAACAGCAAACGCTTCTGCTCCAGTAGAAGTTTTAAATGCCGCCGCCGAAGTCTGTGCTGGTGTTCCAACCGTATAGTTACTTGCCCTAGCGGGAACGGCATTGGGGTTGATGCCAAAAGATGTATTATTTGAAGCAGTCGATGGTTTTAAATTGTAATAACAGACTTCTAATTCATTCACTGCTGGCATATACCAATCTGTTTGACCACCAGTGGATAAGTCATTGCAAAAGTGAGCGCATGGATAAACTGTTGAGTTACCGTCGGCTACCATGTCTGCGGTGTTTTGAGGGCCATTAATATTACTATCAGCACCCGCAGTAGCCGTATTTGCGTTTTTCCACAACAATGAGGATTGAGCAGATGCAACAGGGCCAACAATCAAGTAATGCGTTGCTACGCCAGAAACACCAATTTGACCCGCATAAAAACCACCGCCAAAGGCTTGACCAATTACTGTGGGCACAGTTCCGGCAAAACTGCCACCCGCAAAAGCAAGGATTATCCCGCTCACGATACGTTTCCAGTTACAACGCAAACAGTACCGCTAATAAACAAAATACTACAGACGCCCCGTGTTGCTAGCGTAAGTGTTGCTTTATCGGCGTCAACGCCCCCCAAATAAGCTGTCGTAATTGACAAAGTAATTGTAATGTTGCCGCTTGTATTGTTAAAAATTACCACCGCATCGCCAGCCGAAAATGTGGCATCGGGCACAACAATCGCGCCACTTGTGCCGACTTCAATAAACTCACCTACATCGGTGGTTGCCAATGTGTAGCTGGCTACTTTGGCCGCGCCAGATTGAGGGATCGCGCGAAGTTTTCCCGCACCGTCGCTGTATGAAGCGGCAGTAGTAACTACGCCCGTGCCTTTAGGGGTAAGCGTCAGACTGATGTTTGTGTCCGTACCGCTGGCAACAACACTTGTGCCAGACACTGTAAGTTTGGCCGCCGCTACGTTTGTGTCTAGGCTACCCGCAAACGTGGTCGCCGTAACAGTGGTAGCGGTAACAGTGGATGCTGAAACAGCTTTGCCTGTCGTCAAATTGTCAATTGACACTTGCTTAGTTGAGCCCGATTGGACAATCGGCAGAACTTCAGTGCCAGCAAGGGGAACCGTTGCCGCTGGCAATTGGGAAATTTTTAAGTCGGCCATTTAATCACTCCAAAAGAATATAGTCGCCATTTTCTTGCACAAGGTTTGCCCCAGATTCTGTCAGCAGGTTATCTACTGTCAAGCTGTTGTCAAAAGTGCCTGAAAAGAGCGTGGCGATACCGCCAAGCCCGATTGATACAGCATTTCTGACAGCAATCCCAAAACTCATTGGATGTTTACCGGCTTACAGTAAATTGATCCGGTCGCTGATACCTGAATAGCGCTTACCCTCCACTGCCCGCCAGTGCCATTGGGCACAGCAAACGGAATGGGGGTAAAAGCTGGAATGGGGGTGCTGGCGGTAGTAGCGGTGACACCTTCGCCGACTACAACGTAGGCAGGGGTTGTTGACCAAATTACTACGCCTTGTGGGCCTGCGGCCCAAGTAGAAGTCGATCCAGCCGAACCCGAATACGAGACAGTCGCTGCGGGAAACACCGTGTCGGCTAGAGGTTTTAAAAGTTCCATGATGGCTCCTTGTGCCTTAAATATACCATAGCGCTTAAATTACGCCAAGAATCTCAACTTGTAAAGCGTTCGCAGATAGACCTCAATAATGTTGTCAATCAACTGTTGCAATGTGCTGTCGTCTTTGTCGCACACTTTGTAGCGCGCGTCTTCAATTTCTTTTAGTGAGTCTTCTAAAAACTCAATGACATTGGTCGTTTTCTTGGCTGAATGCAACGAAATTGGCCCAATCAGACCATACCGCCCTTGGTACGCTTCAGCAAAATCATCGGCCACGCCAACAATGCGCTCATAGAAAATGTTCAACGCAACATGCTTGGCGTAGCTTCTAGTGTTCAGATGCACCGAATGGGTGACATCCCTAGCTAAAAACAGCAAACCTACAAATTCAGCGGCTTTCATTGTGGCATTCCTTGTGGTGGCATCATTTCAGGTGGTGGCATCTCGCCACCCATTGGCGGTTGCATGTTACCCATTTCACCCATTGACTCGCGTCCAGGCATTTCGCTCACAAGATCACCACTGGTGATCATGCCACTAACTGTGCCCATAACAATGTCTTGAATTTGCTCAAATGTCATGCCAGCTTGAACAGCAGAAATTCGTTGGGTTTCAGCCGCATAGGCTTTGACCATTGCTTCAAATTCTTTAATCTCATTGGTGCGAACAATTTCAGAACTCTGCACATTGTCCAGCATTCCAACCATTTGTTCTATTTGCTGGCTCATTGCTTGTATCTGTTGCTGTGCGGCTTGCAGTTCAGGCGACTGTTGATCGTCGCTGAGGAACTTAGGATCAATGGTTTTGGCAAACCGTTTTGCCATTTCCTGAGCGCCTGGCCAATCCATGTTCTTGACAAACAAGTCGCCAGCCACAGCCCACAATTGTGGGTTGCCCTGCAACATCTGACCCATTGCTGCCAAGGCTTCTTGACGTTTGGTTGCGTAGCCTGGGCCAGTGGTGGCCACTACGTCGTACTTGCCGATGGTCGGGTTGTAGATCGTATCAATGACAATGTTGTCAGCGTTGCGGATTTCCCGCACTGGCATGGGTTGATCTGGATCAATCTTTGCCATATCTGTTTCGCCATCTTCACCAATAGTTCGGGCGATGCGCTGAGTGTCATAGATTTTAGGGATCAAATCAATCAACTGACGTGCAATGTGACGAACGCCGCGTGTCAGGTTGTCGCCGTAATGGTACGTACCGACGTCACCCTCACGCTGGCGCGCAAGAATAGCTTTTCCAGACCGCTCGTTGCCGCCTTGGCCAAGGGACGCGTTGTATTGACCAGTTGTAGCCTTAATGTCTTCCGCAGCGCCTGCTTTTGCTTGCAACAAGCCTGATGAAGCCATTGGGGGTTGCGCGCGTTGGGGTAATGGCAGAGCAGCGCCTTGGCCGTCTGTTACATCAGGATTAACTTCCAGATAAGGCCAATTGTTTGTGTTGGCCGTTTTCCATTTGTCTTCGTAACCTTCAAACTGACCGCCGTACCCAATGAATGGGGCTTTAGGCGCTAGCGCCAGCATCTCAGCTTCTTGGCTGACCCAATAGTTGTACATGCGCTGGGCATCCTTGGCATTACGCACAAGGCCAGACACATACAAGCGGCCATCAACTTCAAACTCATTACCAACAATGCGGATCACAGGAATCCACTTGCCAGCCCATTCGTTTTGCTCAAGGATTTCGTACCCGTTGATCTTGCAATACCGCACGCGGGGGCGGTCGGCCTCACGCGAACGCTTGGGTTTGCCGTAGGTAGCCCGCAAGTCTTTGTCCTCTGGTGTGCCATCAAATGCAGTGGCGTTGCCAGGGTACAAATTCAACGTAGCCTTGTCGTAGTCAATGTAGTAGTAATCCGCAATGCGGACTGTATCTTCATTGAGCCAATTGGAAATTGACTGATCGCCTACACCCAACGATTGCAGCGTTGATATAGGCGCGGCATCTGGGTACATACGCATGTAATCAGCTTTAGTCACGTCTTCAGTAACGAAACACCACTTGGCATCTGCACCGGTGGGGTCTTGAATTGTTGGGTCCATGTAGACCGAAAACGAGTTACGAACACGGCCAATCTTGATGTCTTGGTCAAACGTGTTGTCGTCGCAATACTCGGTCAGCAAGCGGATATAACCTTCGCCGTAGGCCACTTGGTTTTCGCAGGCCGTGTCGTATGCAACGTCAGCGTCAGAGATGTACTCAATATGCCGAATCATGCCGTTGAAGATTTCAGCAACTTGAACGTCAGCTTTGTCGTCTACGGGAATGACTTTTGCACCTGGGCGGTTCTGCCGCATGTCGTTGGTCACTTGACGAACGTGCTGCGGCAACTTGTTGATTGTCAGGCATGGCCTAGCGTTAATCGTCTGGCCTTGCACCGCACCGCGAGTTGACAGCACATCTGCAGGCCACTGCCAATGGTTGTCAGGGGAACCAGCGTAAAACTTCAAGTCGTCGATTTCATCTTCACGCGACTCAGAATAGCAAGACATAGCCATATCCAACCGAGAACGCGCGGTTGCCAAAATGTCCGCATCGCTCTTAGCTTTTCTCGACCCGCCAACAGCAACTGCCGCTGCGGCTACGATTCCTGTTGGATCTTGTGCCATATTATTTTTTCTTTGGTGGGGCTGCGCGCTTAACAGCGTAAGCAATTGCCACGGCCTGCTTTACAGGCTTACCAGCTTTGACTTCAGCCTTCACGTTTTTGCGAAAGGCTTCAGGTGATTTTGATTTAACCAGCGGCATGTTAACTCTCCGTGTGGAAAATAGCGTAGTTCAACTTAATTGCTTCACTGTACGCATTGTTGGTCACGTTTTTAAGTTCCACGGTAAACGAGCCGTTACCAACAGCAGCAATAAAAGCGTTATACGCGCCCAAAGTACCACCAGAGGCCACGCTAATTACCACCACATCTCTGGTGCTGACTGTGCTGCAATTCACCACAAACACGGCGTTGGCGCTAGGCGCCATCTGTGCATTGGCCGTGGTAATCTGACCAGAAGGCGTGTTGATTGTTACCGCCGTGGTCTTGTTGTTGGTTTGAGTTACCGTGCCAAAAGCGCTGGACGCATAACCAATCGTGCCAGTGCAAGCGATGTCGGTAGCTTTGACAATATCCGCGTTGATGATGTTTTGATCTTCGTACGCTACGCCGATTGGTTTGGTGTTTGCCATTTACTTTTTCTTCGCAGTTTTAGCTGACTCTTTGAAAGCTTTGGCTGTAGGTGCGCCAGGTGTGCCGGGTTTACGCATTTTTTCGCTGCTGCCTTCTTTGATACGCTCACGTTTTGCCGCGATATTTGCATAGAGTCCAGGTTTGGTGGCCATGATTAGCACTTCCATCGTTTAAGGGCTGCTTTAGCGCGTTCGCCATCTTTGGCGTTAGCCGCTACAGCGCCCATTCTTGCACAAAATGAATCTTTGCGGCCTTGGTCGGCCTTAGTCTTTGGATTGGGTGCTGGCGCTTTAAGATTGCTGCCTGTTTCGCGGTTGTACTTCTCACGGCCTTTGGCTGTCAAACCCGCACCCTTAGACACTGGTAGTTTTTCACCACGGCCGACAGACAAGGAAACAGTTTTTTTCATGAACCCATCCAAGAAGTTGTACTTTCAGCCGAGCCAGCATACACCCGCCGTGTGGTTTGCTTATTGTACTCTCTGTGCGCCACAGGAAAAGCAAACGTCACGCAAATAGCATCAGCAGCGTCTGGTGAAGCTAATCCACGCGCTTTCATGTCTTTTTTAGACTCCAAAAAGATCGTCCCGCGTGAATCAGGCTTCATCATAGGCGAAATTAAATCAGTTTTCAAGAACCGATCATTAGGAATACTGGCCGTTTTCAGCCATTCCCGCATGTCACCCCACATTTGCGCCCGCATATTACCGTACATGATCGGGTTTTTGGACTTATTGCCAAAGTTCACACCCTTGATCTTGTACCGCTGCTCTTTCAAACGGTCAACAATACCGGCACCCAGCCCACCTTCGTCAATAACCACCAGCGTGGGTTTAAATTCCTCAATTGCTTCGATCACATACCCCACCACCGTCATGGTGTCATCGCCCCGATGTCGCATTATCTTGACAATATCGCGCCCTTGCCTGACAGCTATCACGGTTGCGTCCGCACCAAACCGTGCGGGGTCTACGCCGATCACAATCGGCGCGCTTAAGTCCTGATATTTCGCCCTGGCCATAGCGTCGTCCACTAAGTTAGCCCCGATGAACTGGTCATCGCCCGCGTTGGGGAATTGACCGTACACCTCGACGTGCGATTGTGCTGAGTCTGGCCCATATTCGTCAATGATGCGCTGATAAACCGCTTTGTCGGTGCCCTCGACCGTGCGCGCGTCCACCACGCGGGTTTTCCAAAAGTCCCGTTTACTGTGAAAAGCCTCGTAAAAGTACCCCGTGTTGCGACGTGGGTTGCTAAAAGCCATCCAAAAGCGATTTGGCGTGTTTTCCGTAAAAAAGCCACCAGTCACCGCCCAGATTGAGTCGTCAATACCTGACGCTTCATCAAAGATCACCATCACACCGTCAAAGTTGTGCACACCCGCGTAAGCGTCGGGGTTCTCCGCTGACCACAGCCGTCCTTCGACACCCCAGTAACGTGTGCCTTTCTTCAAATCGCGCTCGACTAGCTCAGTCAGCCACTTAGCAGGCATCACTCTGGTTGCCGACACCTCAAACCAATGCGAGTTAAGCGCCATCGCTAGCCACTTTGTGATCTCGGCCCAGGTGATACTGCGTAGTTGGGACTCACTATTGGCCGACACAATGGTCGTCGAGCCAATCCGCGTGGTCATCATCCAGATTACTAGCCAACTGACCAACGCCGACTTGCCAATACCACGGCCAGACGATATGGCTTCTTGCAATACGCCAAAGTCCATCTTGCCTTGGTTGAGCTTGATGTGCTCCGCAATATCCAGCAGCACTTCGCGCTGCCATTTGCGCGGGCCGGAGAAGTTTTCCAGCGGCGTACCCTTGACGCCCCAAGGAAAGGTAAGCATCACAAACGCCAGCGGATTGTCTTTGATCTGTGGACTCCACAGTCTAGCCATCAGTTCCTGTTCATCTTCAGCGCTGTAGATGGTGCTCTGCATGTGCTTCTTGCTCTAGTCGTGGACTCGGTTCATGGGCCAATACGTCAATGACGCGGGACTCTGCCTGGCGCAGCGCGCCCAGAATTGAGATGCGCTGGTCGACGTCAATGCTGATCGACTGCTTGGCCACCCAGCCGTGTGAGTGTTGCAAGATTGCCAGCGCCGCTTTGGCGTCGCCTTCCTTGGCCGCTTTGTGCAAGCACATCGACATTTCCAACTCACCGTCAGCTTTTCCCTTAAGCGCTGCCATGTCTGCTATGGGGTCTAGCTCACACAATTGGCGGTACTCGGTCGGCAACATGCCGGAGGCCAGCGCCAGCGCGTCACCTTTGAGGCCAAGCTTGGCAGCTTCGTAGATTTTATTTAACCGTGCTTCGGTTGCAACAACCTTGCGCGGCTCAAATGGAAGACTGTGAAACATGTGCGAATTGTAGGCCATGTGGGCAATTTAAAAAATAAAAAAAAAATTGTTCGTAAACCCTTCGCTACCGTCTGGCCCTGTCGTCGGCCCTGCCACCCCCCCCCACCCCCCAACCCTTAAGTTAGTAAGCGCTAACTAACAACCTTAAGTTAGTGAGTGCTAACTAACATCACTAAGTTAGTGACTACTAACTTAATCGAAGTGAGTACACACTAACTTAACCTGGCGAAGTGAGTGCACACTAACTTAGCTATGTTAGTGAGTGCTAACTTAGTTATGTTAGTGGCCACTAACCTATGGCCATATAGTTATCAAAAGCATAATGTAGGCAATGTAGGCAATATTGTCATATGGTTTCAGTCGCTGGCTAAACGTGCACCCATACCTAATTATTAGCTATTAAGTATTACATATATTTTTAGATTGTCTCAAATAAAACCTATGGCAATATGACCCACAAAACAGCAAAAACCTAGTATCCATGCGGCCTAAACGTGGGCAATTCTCGGACCGTGTAAACTGCCTACACAATACCTAAACTGCCCACACTAAATAGGGTAAACACCTATAAAATAAGTGTTGACAATTGCAAAACAATCCCTTACATTATGTGTGTGGGCGCGAAATGACCCACACAATCAACTAACCTAAACGAAAGTAAGACCATGACAAAATCAGAATCAAACGAAATCAAAAAAACCGTGCAATATTTCGCAGCCGGTTTAGGCTTAGATTACTTGGCGCGCGCATTGTCCGCGATCCATCGCGCAGCGCGCGGCCAAGATACCAAGCGCGCTATTGAAGCGCTGGCCATTGAGCACAGCATCACACAGCACCCCGAATTTAAAATCTAAACCCCGGCCCGGCGCGCAGCCGGGCCACCAAAATCTAATCAACTAAACGAAAGTCACACAATGCAAGTACACCTCACACTCAAAAGCGCGAACGCTAAAACCGGCCCGATTCCAGTATCTACCACCGAGCAGGCCAGTTGCCCCGATGATTGCACCATGAAAAAGGAATGTTACGCGAAAAGTGGCCCGCTGGCGCTGCACTGGGCCGCAGTGTCGAACGGCACGCGCGGCACGTCATGGGGCCAATTTGTGGCCACCATCGCAGCGCTGCCCGATGGCCAGTTATGGCGCCATAACCAGGCCGGTGATTTACCCCAGGTCGACGGCACCGTCGACGCGGTAAAACTCGGCCAATTGGTGGCTGCGAATGCTGGCCGTCGCGGGTTTACTTACAGCCACCATCGCGACGCGGCCAGCATTGCATGGATCCGCCACGCGAATGCATGGGGTTTCACCGTCAATTTATCGGCTAATGATTTGGCCGATGCCGACGCGCTGGCCGATCACGCGGCCGGGCCGGTGGTGGTGGTGCTGCCCAGCACTCAAACGCAAAACACCACCACACCGGCCGGGCGCGTTGTGGTCATATGCCCGGCCACGCAGCGCGACGATGTATCGTGCGCGACGTGCCAATTGTGTCAACGTCAACGCGCGGCCATTGTCGGTTTTCCGGCCCATGGCACACGTAAGCGCGTAATTGACATCAAGCTGGCCGCGTAATGCTTGACTATATGCGGCCACACCGGCCGCATATGGGCGCGTATTTGCGTCGATTAACTAACCGAAAGTAAAACCATGGCTTACACACTTAAAAGGTCAATCAACGGATTGACGCACGAAGATATCAAACGGATATATGACAATAACCCGAATATGACACTGCGGGAATTGTCTAACATCACTGGGTACGCTGTGCCCTTTTTGAAAAAATTACTTTTAGGGGCCGCGTAATGATTAAAACAATGATCGCAAAATATCCCGGCCGCGACGCGCGGACCGGCGCGCCCATACGGCCCGGAGATGAAATTCATTACGACACGGCCACGCGCAAGGCATGGCACACCGATGAAGATGATCGGCCACGTCGCGCCAGTACATATATATCCGACGTTTTTCAATTTGGTGGCCACGAATACTACCAAAACAAAAACGGCCGGTGTATCGACGCGCCATGTTGTGGGTGCTGCTCATGACGTACTACAAAACAAAAGCAGCGGCCCAGGCGCTGGCCGATGAACTAACTAACCAGGACCTCGACGCATGGTCCTATGAAGTACACGCGGCCGCGCGCGGGTTTTACGTCGCGGTATTTGACGACGACGGACATTTTTTGGGGAACCTATGAAAGATTATTTTGCTGCTTTGATAATCGCGGCCGCGCTGTGCGCGCTGGCCTTGGCTTATTTTGACGTTTTGATTAAATAAAGGAAAATTATGAGAGTTATCACATTGGGGAAAACACGCTATACCGTGCGCGATGATCGCACGGACATTATGGCCGCACATGCTAAGTGCACCGGTAAGCATAAGGTGGTGAAGTCTAAGGGGGCCGAAAAGCGCTTATATCCACCATACT